TAATTGCTGGTACAGGTGCAACAAGAGTATATAGTTCTTCTACAAATTATTATAATAGTCCATGGACCGGTGCTCAAACTATAGCAGGAACAGATAGTGCAGTTGTTCGTTGGAATGCATTAAAACACTTTGCAACAGATTTGTCAACTGGTTATTTACCAACAGGACCTGATCTAGCAACCGGTCGTAGCGGAGCACAGTTCTTCTTTGGTGCTTTTACTAGAACAGCAAGAAGTAGCATCACGGTGACAATCACTGGTACAATTCGTGGTTTGTATTTTGCTTTACCCGGTACTGCAATTGATACGGCAAGTTCATTGAATGGTTGGCTTGATGCAAATCTTCCATATAACGGATCGGGCGTTCCTGGCTACAATGACGGCTCATCTGGTCGCCCAGCTAACGGAGGCAATGGTACGAATGGATGTGCAATTGGCACAGTAGTTCCATATGGAACAGCAATATCTGCACAAACTTACACTATATCATTTGGTACTGCAAGTTCAACAAATTCATTTGGAAATCAAATTTTATTCAGTATAGCACTCAATTCGGGTGATACTGTCACTTCATGGAGTTTTGCATAATGGCTATATCTGATACACAAAAAGTTGACTACTTATGGAAAAAAGTAGGATATGGCGTAGCCAAAACTGACACTGACACCAATAAGAAGGCATACGAAGAAGCAATTGCCAGTCCGTTACTTATTCGTGGTGATAAGATTTGGCAATTAGCAGGTTCTATTCCTGCGTTACTACCAGCTGCCACAACAACTGTTGTGGGTGTATATAAAGATGGTGTAGGCAGTTGGTCTGCAACAGTTCAAACTACAGAAGATACAACTGCGTCAGATAATAGAACATGGAAAACTGGATTAACTGATTGGGTCCCGGTTGAATTCGGATCAACATATCAAGTTCAAGTATATATTGATACTGCTGGATCAACCACACCTCAATCAACTGGCACTAAGATTTTTGCTGCTGGATCAGGTAATAGTGATGAATGGTACTTTGACTATCAAGCAGGCGTATTAAATTTTATTGGTACCAATATCCCCTCAGCAATCGCATCTCCAAATACAACAAATAGAATTTTTGTATCAGGTGGTCGATATGTTGGCGCAATTGGTATGGTCTCAACAGAGGCTGCTGTACTTGAAACTGCAAATATTGGTAACTTGCGTATTGTAAATAACGTTGTTTCTAGTTTAAATACGAATGCTAACATTTTATTACAACCAAATGGTACAGGAAATGTAGTATTAGATGCGGTCAATTCAGTAGTTACCGGTAATCTTACTATTAGTGGTAATTTAATACTTACTCAGAATTCATCTTCCGATAGAATAACGGCTAACGCATTAGTCACACCCAAAATAGAAAGTACAGCTACAAATGTGGCGGTAGGCACGTCAACTTTAATCGATAGTTTTTTACCCGCAACATATAGAACGGCTAAATACGTTATAAAGGCTGGGGATAATACGGGTTACGAATCAGTAGAAGTTCTTCTAATACACGATGGATCAAATAGTTTTGTCACTGTTTATGGTGCAATTAGCACAACTGATCAGGATATAATATCATTGTCTAGTAATGTATATTCTGGTAATGTATGCTTATGGGCAGCAAATTATGCAGGAAGATCAAGCACGTTCGTTAATTTCGTGGGAACCTATGTCAAAGACTAATATCAGAGAACATTAGACAATGACAAATCGATATTTCAATGTAAAAACCGGTATAACAACAGGTAATATTACGCTTGATGCAGAAAGCGGAAATGCCAATGTCAGTAACATTGCAGTACAACGATATGTAATATCTAATCTAAATCCAGGAACTTCTGGTATATATAATCTAGGAAATACATCACTAAGATACAAAGATGTATTTTTATCCAATGAATTAAACATTAATGGGCAAAGTATTACTGCAAATGCTACTTCTGTTGTCATTAATTCAAATTTAACAATAAATACTACTACAGACTCCACTACTATTTCTTCGGGAAGTTTTACAACATTGGGTGGGATGGGAGTAGCAAAAGACTTGACTGTAGGTGGAAATCTTAATCTAGCTAATACCGCTGGCAATGCGGCTGCTGCATTAAGTTATAATGACACCTCAGCTAGTATAGATTTTAAATTTAACGGATAAAAGGAAATAACATATGGCAACAATAGCGGCAAGATTATTAGAAAACGGAACCTTACTAGCCCGAACAGAATTCGATGAGGTTACCCTCTCTTATAATTCAATTGAAGAAACAGGTCTTATTTACTCTGACAGATTTGATGAGCGCACTCTTTCACTTGGTACACCTAGTGGTGGTTCATTGTTATTAAACGGAACTAGTGATAGAATTCATATTACTACCGGCTCAGCTGATTTTCAATTTGGAACCGGAGCATACACTATTGAAGGATGGTTCAAAACAACATCTACTGCTTCACAGCATTTGTGGGATTTTGCTACAGGTGATAGCGTATTAATTTCCGGATCAGCACTTTACTTAGATAACGGATCAAGCTCAGTTTCTAGTGGCACAGGCGTTATCCCGCAAAATGTTTGGTTTCACGTGGCACTAGTAAGGTATTCGGTAGCAGTGACTAGAGTGTTTGTTAACGGAGTAGAAAAAATATATGATACAACGTCATCTTACAATTCAACAACCTCCAGAGCTTTGGCAATTGGTGGCGAAGTAGTTGATAATGCAGGTGACAATTTTGCTGGATATATCACGCAGTTTAGAATAGTTAAGGGTTTAGCAGTCTATACCTCTACCTTTCCTACAGCGATTAATCCATTATCAGCAACTCAACCTAGTACGGTTGGTACAGTGGCAATCACTGGTAATCAGACAGTATTGTTGTTAAGCGTAGTTGATAATGCAAATAAATTAGCAGATTCAGGTAATGGAGCTGTAAAGACAATAACCAGTAGTGGTACGTTTAACGGTGGCACCCCGTCTACTCAGAATCTTAATGGTAAAATGAAGCAAAGAAGTACCGGGGAATTATTGGTTGTAACAGCATTTGATGAGTATAATACAGCCGAGCTACAGTAATTACTATAGTAAATAGATAAATACAACTATAGGTTAGACAAGTCACCAAATATATAAGGAAAAGAAAATGGCACAGTTAAAAGACAGTAAGGTTTGGGGTAATTTAGATATTACCACTAAAATGACCGCAGTGGATGTGGAAATTACCGGTAATTTGATTATTAAAGGTACAACAACTACAGTTGATACAACCACAACGAGAATTGAAGATTCATTAATTGAATTAGGTGGTGGCCCAGAAGGCAATGCTCTTATAGCAGATGATGGTCATGAACGTGGTATTTTACTTCATTATCATGACGGTAGTGCAAAAAACGCATTCATTGGATATAAAGACGGTCAAATCATACTATCGGCTAATTCAACATACACTGACAATGACGTAACCCCAGGTGCAACAAACGCACTAAAAGGTAATATCGTTGGTGGATATTTTGTAGGTAATGGTGATTATCTAACTAACTTAACTGGTTCTGAAGTTACTGGTACTGTTAACAATGCTAATATGTCTGTATATGCTGGTAACGTTACCAGCGCAGTACAAACAAACATTACACAAGTTGGTACACTTACTACTCTTGTTATTGGTAATGCAACTGCAAATTCAACATTTGGTAACGGAACAATTAATACAACTGGTCTAGCTAATTTAAATTCATTGGTGACTGTAGGTAACGCAAACGTCGGTCTTGATCTAAGAGTAACAGGCAATATTTATGGTAATATTATTGGTGAAATTACAGCAAAAGGATCCGATACACAAGTTCAGTTCAATGACGGTGGTCAACAAAATGCTACTTCTGGTTTAACTTTTACTAAAGCTAATAGTGGTTTACAAGTTGTAGGTGAAGTTCGTAGTAACACGTTGTATGTTACTAACAGTGTTGAAATTGGTAAAACAGCTAACGTAGGTAATTTATATACCACTGGTTATGGAAATATTGAAACAGGTAATATTGGTAACTTGACTGTTCAAGTTAATGCTACTGTTTTAGGTCTTGCTAATGTTAATAGTTTAGAGTCAATGACTACTATTAACTCTAAGGGCAATGTAACAGCAAATAATATTACTTCAAACAATCACATTGGTACTGTTACATTACTTGCTTCAGGTAATCTTTCTACACAAGCCAATATTGTTGCTTCTGGTTGGGCAAACATTACGCTAACAGCTAACGTTGGTAATTTAGATTCATTGGGTAAAATTTATTCTGTTGATGAAGCCAACGTCAGTAAAATTATCAGTCGTGGTTATGCTAATATCACTAGTACTGCGAATGTTGGTAACTTGGTTACCGGCGGAGTTGTTAATGCTACCGGTAATGTTACCGGCGAAAATGTAATAGCAAACAATACAGCAGTAGTTGGTAATCTTAAAATTCAATCAGGTGGTTTTGTAACTGGTGATTTGATCCCTGCAGTAAATGTTACACAAGATTTAGGTAATGAAACATATGCATGGAGAGATTTGTGGTTAAGTGGTTCTAGTATTAGACTAGGTACACAGACAATTTCCTCAACGGCGGACGGAACTTCTTCATCTAATAATTTTACTGCCGGTAATCTTTACGCTAATAATATTATTCAAGGTAATTACATATATGCAAATCTTGATTTAAAAGGTGCGAATGTATTTGCAAACAACCTAACAACAACAAATCGTGTTGTATTAGCCGGAACAAATGGTAAATTAGTTGATAACTCTGGTCTATCATTCGCATCAGCAACGCTAGCAGTTACCGGTAATGTAAATGCTTCTGCTAACTTAGTTGGCGATAAAGTATTTGCAAACAATTTAACAACAACCGGTCGTTTAGTAATAGCAGGGGCAGGTGGTCAATTAGACGATACTTCTGCGCTATTATGGACTTCAGGCTCAAATCTACTAACAGTTACTGGTTCTGCTAATGTTACTGCAAACTTAGTAGCAGGTAATATTTCAACTGTTGGGTTGCTATCAGCCGGCAATATTAATACCGGTGGCACAGTAACAGCCGCAAACGTATATGCAAACAACTTAACATCAGGTGGAATGGTACTAGCTGGTGCAGATGGTCATCTGTTAACTAGTGCTAACATAACATATACAACTGATTCTATTACAGTTTCAAACAATATTCAAGCAAATGGTAACATTGTAACAGATAATATCATTGCAAGAACAACTGGTGATATCACTGTCTCAGGTGGTTCATCAAACGGTAACGTTATTCTAGCACCAAATGGTACTGGTACAATCAGTGCTTCTAGCAAACGTATTACTAGTGTAGATAGCCCAACACAATCAACTGATGCGGCTACAAAAGGTTATGTTGATGCTAACTCACAAGGTCTTGATATCAAGTCAAGTGTTCGTGTTGCAACCACTGCAAATATTACTCTAAGCAATACTCAAACTATTGATGGAGTTCTTCTTTCTGTTGGTAATCGTGTTCTTGTTAAAGCACAAACTACTGGTTCGCAAAATGGTATTTACGTTGTTGCTTCAGGTGCATGGGCACGTTCTGATGACGCAGTACAAGATAAAATTACAGGTGGTTCATTCACATTCGTTGAAGAAGGTACAGAGTACGCTGATACTGGTTGGGTTGTTTCTACAAATAATCCTATCACTGTTGATACAACAGCTATTGTTTGGACACAATTCAGTTCAGCTGGTACAGTTTCAGTAAATGTGGCATTAAGCAAGACTGGTAATGAAATTAATGTAAAATTTGATACTTCTACCTTAGCGGTTAGTGGTACTAATGAGTTAAAAGTTGCAGATAGTGCGGCATTTGTTACACCAAACATTGGTGCAGCAACTGGTTCAAGTTTAAATTTAAGTGCAGGTAATCTTGACGCAGGTAATATTACACTTGGTGCTAACGGCGATATCACTTTGAGTGGTACTAGTTCACAAATTAGTGGAGCAAACTTAGTCAGTGCTACATACTTAACAGGTACATTGACAACAGCGGCTCAACCTAACATTACTAGTGTTGGTACACTAGCAAGTTTAACTGTTACTGCTGATATTACTGCTAACGGTAATATTCGTATCTCTAACACTCCTGGTGCGGCAAATGGTATCTTCAGTGACAACTATTACTATGCTAATGGTGCAGCAATTGACTTCCAAACAGCGGCAGGTGCTGCATTTGAAATTCAATTTCATAAAGATGGTGCAAGTGATTTAGATGCATCAGCAAACTTTAAGTTCTATACTGCTAACAATACAATGACTACTGGTAACGCAAATGTTATTGGTACAACAACTACAGATGAAATTATTATTTCATCACTAACATCAAACCGTGTTCCATTCGTAGATACTAATAAGTCATTGACAGAGGACAGCACATTTAAGTTCACAACCGGTACTTCTACGTTAGAAGTTGGCAATGCTACATTAAGTGGTACCGTACAAGCGGCCGATGTTAATGTTACTTCATTAACTTCAGGTCGTGTTACATTTGCTAGTGCATCTGGTAAATTAGTTGATGATGCAGACTTTACATTTAGTACAGGTACAAACGAATTAACCGTAACAAATGCAAATGTCGTTACTACATTAACTGCTGGTAACATCATTGATAGTCACTTGACTGTTGGTCGAGTTGTAATTGCAGGAGCTGGTAAAGAACTATCAGGTGTCTCTGGTCTAACATGGGATTCAGGTGGTTCTGAACTTATTGCTACAAATGCTAATGTTACAACTAACTTAAAAGCAGGTAATGTAACAGTTGCCGGTCTGACTGTAAGCGGTTCAATTCCATATACTGTTGCCGGTAAGCTAACTGATGTTGCTACTTTATATTATGAATCAACTGTTCAATCAGTGTACATGCCAAATGCAAACGTATCTGGTTCAATTTACTCAGGTACAACAATTACAGCAGTTGGTAATGTTGATGGTGGTAATATCACTACAAGTGGTAGAGTTGTTGCAACTGGTAACATTTCTGGTGGCAATATTTCTGGTACATATGTCGGTGGTACCTTAACAACAGTAGCGCAACCAAATGTTACTTCAGTTGGCACACTAACAGGGTTAAATGTTAACGGTCTATCAAACGTGGGACCAATTGGTAATCTAACAATTACAGGTGGTTCTGTTGGTGATATTATTCGAACAGACGGCTCCGGTACATTAAGTTTCGTATCTAACGATACGACTAGAATTGTAAATGGCACAAGTAACGTAAGTATCCCGTCATCAGGTGGTAATATTAACTTTGTTGTTTCCTCAGCACAAATATTAGTTATTACTGGAACAGGTGCTAATCTTACTGGAATACTTGATGTTACTGGTAACATTAATGGTAACAATATTACTGCTGGTAATTTAATTGTAGCAAGTGGAGTAGTTGACGCAACAAGTTCTATTACAGGTACAATCAAAACAACCGGTGGTATCGCTGCTATTGGTAATATCTATACTGGTCATTCAGTTGGATTTGCTGATAACAACGGTGGTACATCAAGCAAGGCTTACATTCAATTTAACTCTACATCTAATAGTCTAGATTTCATCTTCAATTAATTGGAGGTGATTAATGGCTACTATTGCGGCGAGATTAAACAATTCCGGCACACTCTACGCTAACTCACAAAGTAGCGTAGGGTTTGATGAAGTAAGTCACAATAACATAAGCATTACCCCTGATGGGGTTTTTGCTTATACTTTGGATGAATATTCAGGCACCCAAAATGGCAAGGCTATGCAACAGCTAAATACGGGTGTACTTAAAATTTCCGGAGTTTTTGACGAGGTGTCAGGAATTACATAAGTATATGTAAGGCAAAAACTATGGCACTATTACGCTCCGAAACACGAATATATGGTAATGCTACAGTCGATACTTTTTTAAAGATCGACGGTGTTAATACCGTCGACGGTGTTAATACCGGTTTTCCTGCCACAAGTAATAGTACAGGTGCATTAAGAGTTACCGGTGGTATTGGCGTAAAGGGCAATGTATTCAGTAGTGGAAATGTTACAGCTAATTTTCTAACCGGAACACTAACTACAGCTAATCAATATAACATTACCGATGTTGGAACGTTGGGTAATGTGACAGTCACAAACAATGCCAATGTAGGTATATTAAACGCAACTGATGGTGTATTCACTGGAAACGTTACTATCAATGGTAACTTTATATACGCAAATGTATTAACATTAAACATCAAAGACCCTATAATTGAACAGGGTGGCAGCACTGATGGAACCCCACTAACAACTAATGACTCTAAGGATCGCGGTCAATTATTACATTACTATAGTGGCGGTGGCGGTTTGGCTGGAAGCCCGGTTGATGCGTTTTTAGGTTGGGATAATAGTAATAGCGAGTTTGCATTTGGTAGCAATGTAAGTGTTACCGGGGATGTAGTTACATTCAATACATTTGGTAACGTTCGTGTAAAAAATGTTATAGGTAACCTAGTAGGTACCGCAGATACAGCGCAAACTGTCACTGCCAGCGCACAAGCAAACATTACTAGTTTGGGAACATTAGGTAATCTAACTGTTTCTGGAAATATATCTGGTTTATTAACTACAGCAAATCAATATAATATTACTAGTTTAGGTACATTGACGGGTGTAACACTAATAGGTCCTGCAATATTAGGTAATGTCGCTAATGTCACTGTCTATGGTGGAAGTTCTGGACAGTATCTAACAACTGATGGTAATGGTAATGTTACATGGAGCTCAGTAACTACCGGAAATGCTAATATAGCCGGCGCCGATAAACAAATATTTTTTAATGATAATGGTAGCAATACTTTAGGTGTAAGTGCTAATCTAACTTTTAATAAAAATACTAGTACATTAGCGGTTGCTAATATAACTGCCAACATACAAGGTAACTTAACCGGCAATGTATATGGTAACTTCATTGGAAACACATACGGAGATGTTGTTGGGAATGTTACTGGAAATTTAATTGGTAATGTATATGGTAATGTAATTGGGGCTGTTAGTGGAAATATCTCAGTAACCGGTGGAACAGGTGAAATAGAATTTGTTGGATCAACCGGCAACTTGATTTCATCACCGAACTTAACATTTACTGTTGCAACAAACACACTAACAGCAAATTATTTTAGTGGCAATGGTAGTCTATTAACAAGTTTAACTGGTGCAAACGTATCTGGTAATGTATCATATGCAATAACATCAAATTGGGCTAATGTAGCAAATAGCGTATCAGGCACTAATGTATCCGGTAATGTAAACAGTGCAGTACAATCACACTATGCTAATATTGCTAATTCAGTATCATTTACTAATATTACAAGTACACCAACTACTATTAGTGGTTATGGCATTACTGACTCATATAGCAATACTGATGCAGGAGCATATTTAACAACTTATTCAGGTAGCCTAGCAGCAAGTAATGTATCATTTACTGGAGCAAATGTAAGTTTAGGTTCGAATGCTAATATTAAAATTACTGGAGGTACTAATGGTACAGTTTTAAGTACAGATGGTTCTGGTAATTTATCTTGGATTACCGCTACCGCAGTAGGTAACGCTATTACACTAGGAACATCAACCGACACAGATTTAGTGACTCCCGGAGCTATTACAACATGGACAACTGCAACTAAAGTGACTGATGCAATTGATGACTTAAATGAAACACTAGAAAATGTAAGAAATAGTACATATGTTAAGAGCGTAACTTTTATAGCTAGTCCAACAGCAGGTGGCGCAGGAACTTCTGTAACTCTAACAATTACAAGTGTTGGTTCTCCAAATCGCTATGATATTACTTGGGGTGATGGTACACAAACTTTAGCCTCAACTAGTTCTACGCCATCACATACTTATTCAACAAACACAAATAGCCCATTTACAGTAACAGTACGTGCATATAATTTAAGTGGCACTGGCACTGGTAGTGAAGCAAGTTTTACACGCACAGCTTATATTACAATTTATACTGCTAATCCGGTTGTTGGATTTAGTTTATACAGAGGAAGTACAGGTGGATTAGCATTAACTGGCAGCAATTTATATGCTAGTGAAGGTGAAACAATATATTTAGATAACACTACTACAAATACTACAGGTGCTTCCGTAACTTATTCAATAAACTGGGGAGATAGTTCTACCCCGGATACTATCAGCAGTGATAGTGTATTGGGTGGTGTTGGCGGTGGCCGCATAAGTCATTCATATGCAAGTGGTCAACACTCTGGAACAGGCACAAAAACAATTACCGTAACAATTACAAGTCATAGCACAGCTACACCGGCTTATATTGCAACAGGTCCAAATAGCACGGCTGCAATCAAGGTGTATAATCCAAGTATTGCTTCACCAAATGGATTGAGTGCTAAAACAATTACATTCCAAACTAGTGTTGGAACAAGTCCATATCTCGCGGCTAATTATGCCAACAATGCAGGTGCCGCAGTCACAATAACAGCAGGATCAAGTATTAGTCGTGTGACTTCTGGAACACCAGTCGAAACTATAGTAATGCCAACATACGCATATAATGCTGATAGTGGATACTTACGTGCTGTAGTAAATAATACAGAAGATGGTAATATTGCATTAACTACCGGTAGTCAAGCAGGAACAAATCTTTCATTAGTTCTTTCAGCAGAAAGTGATTATAACTTATTAGATGCTACCGGAACAGCAATTGCATTCAGTGCATCAATTTATAGTCCATCATTATATAAAGGGTTTACTGCTAAAGTGTCTAAAACAAATTCAGCATTAACTGCAGGTCTTAACACTTTTAAGTTGAGTCATAGTAGTACAGGAAATACTAACATTATTGAATTTGTCAAAGATGATGTAACCAGTGTACCTACTATTGATGTATCAACCGCAACATTAAGTAATGCAACAAATGGAACATATCGTTATATTTCGGGTGTTCCTTACTACAACACGGGCAGTCCAACAATCACATTAGCTGGGGCAAATATATATAACTGGATAGGACAGACATATCAAAATACAACTACACCTTTTCAAATTGAACCAGGAACAAATGATGAAAGCACTAGTGGTAGTGTAGTAGCATCACAGACTAGAACATATACTCAAATAGATGGATCAACTACCTTATTGTCTGGTGGTATACCAAAAGCTAATACAGGTAATACAAGTGGATATCAATATACTTTAGGTAGTATCACTGCCAATATTACTACATCATCCGTTGCATCGGTTCAAACTATTAAATTCTTGGCAACTAACGTAAATGGTTCTAGTGCTTATGCTACACATAGCAAGAAAGTTCAAGTCTTTACTGCTACACCTAGTGGATTTGTTGAAGAAAGCATACCTTGCAGTATAGGTGGAGATAATACAGTCGCAAAACGAATTGTTTTATCTGGTTCAGGTGCCACAAGATCATATACTGGGGGCGGACAGACTAATTTTTACTCATCTGCGGTTTGGTCAGGAGTACAAACTGTTGCAGGTACAGATAGTGCTATAGTTCGTTGGAATCAATTAAAATGGTTCAATACTGATTTGTCTGGTTATTTACCTGCAGGTCCAAACTTAAATACTGGTCGTAGTGGAACACAATATTTCTTTGGTGCATTTACTAGAGCAGCTAGAAGTGGATTTACTGTTACTATTACCGGAAAGATTTCTGGATTGAGATTTGCTATCCCGGGTGTTACTGATAGTTTACCGTACACTACTAATGGGTGGTTAGATGCGACAGTAGTATATTTTGGTTCTGGTGTCGCCGGAGCAAATGACAGTGGATGTGCCGCAACAGTAACTGTTCCTACAGGATCGGTAATATCAGGTACATCATATGCTATTACTTTTGGAGAAGGTAGTACAAGTTCAACAGGTAATTGGTCAAATCAAGTATTGTTTAGTATTGCACTAGCATCGGGTGATTATGTAAGTTCATGGAGTTTTAGTTAATGGCTATTTCCGATACACAAAAAGTTGACTATCTATGGAAAAAGATAGCCTACGGAAAAACTAAAACTGATTCCGGAACCAACAAACAAGGGTTTGAAGAAAGCATTTCTAGTCCGTTATTAATTCGCGGCGATAAGATTTGGCAGCAATCGGGTTCTATTCCTGGTAGTATTGCTACAGCAAGCGCAGTGGTTACAGTATATTCAGGTACTACTACGGTTGAATGTACTGAAGATTTAACTGCCGCAGATAATAGAACATGGAAAACTAATTACACAGATTGGATCAGTCCTGAGTTTGGTGCTGATTACATTATCAGCGTTTACATTGCTAATTCAGGAATTACAGGGTCAAACAAAACAACTCAAGTAACAATTGCTGGTAATAAAATTTCTGCTGGCGGTCTAAATGATGACCAATGGTACTTTGATTATCAATCAGGTGTACTGCACTTTATTGGTACAAATATTCCTACAGCTATCACCACTAATGTTACTGGTAAAAGCATTTATATAACTGGTGCACGATATACAGGTGGTATTGGATTTGGAACTAGCAGCACAATTACAGCCACTACAGCAACATTAGGTAATTTATATATTTCTAGCAATACTATTTCTAGTCTTGATACTAATGCAAATATAAATCTATCACCAAATGGTACTGGTAACGTAGTAATTTCAGGTAATGTCAATGCAGGTAATGTAGTTACTGCAAATTATTTCAGTGGTGATGGTAGATTATTAACTAATATTCCAGCATCTAGTATTACTGGAGCATATAGCAATACAAACGCAAGTGCATATCTTACTACAGCTACTTTCTCAACCTCAGGCAATATCACTGCCAATATTATTACTGCTAATACATTTAGTGGTAATGGCAGTTCTATTACATATATAGCAGGTGGAAATGTCTCTGGTAATGTAACTAGCGCGGTACAGTCACATTATGCTAACATTGCTAACTTAGTAACTTGGGCAAATGTCTCAAGTACACCAACTACTATTAGTGGTTATGGTATTACTGATTCATATAGCAATACTAATGCAGGAGCATATTTAACATCATACACTGGTAATATATCCGGTGGTAATTTAACACTGAGTGGTAACTTAATTGTCGGTGGAACTACTACCCGTGTTAATTCAACAGTAACAACGCTAGTAGATCCGATATTTGAGATTGGCGGCGACGCAAACGGAGCCACTCTATCAACTGATGACAACAAAGACCGCGGATTATTACTACATTATTATAGTGGATCATCCGCAGTAGATGCATTTATCGGTTGGGATGATAGTAACGTAGAATTTGGAATAGGTAGTAATGTATCCCTTACTAGTGAAGTAGTTACTTGGAATAGTTATGGTAATGTACGTGCTAGTTATTTCATAGGTAATGGTAGTCAATTAACCGGAGTTGCCGCAACTTCAGCAACTTCAGCAATTTCGGCCGGCACAGTAACAGCAAACGCACAACCAAATATTACGAGTACAGGTACACTAACAAGTTTAAGTGTATCAGGTAATGTTGATTTCTATGGTGCAAATGTAAGTTTAGGTAATGTTAGTAATCTACATATTACTGGTGGATCTAATGGTTATTTCTTAACAACAGATGGTTTGGGTAGTTTAAGTTGGGCGGCACAAACTGCACTAACCGCTACCGTAGATGAATTTACTGCTAATGGTACATATACTACATTTACATTATCTACCACACCGTCAAGTGAAAATGTTACAATGGTTGCTGTTCAGGGTGTATTGCAACCTAAATCGTCTTATTCATTAATGGGTCCACAATTAACATTTGATGCCGCACCTCCAAATACAGCGTTTATTGAAGTAACAACATTTAGTGGTACCGGTGGAGCTGGTGGCGGTAGTTCTGCACTAACTTGGAATATAGCAAGTAGCAATGCAACTATGGTTGCAAACAATGGATACTTTGTTGACACATCTGGTGGTGCAAAAACAATGACATTACCAACTAGCGCAACATTGGGTGACACTATTCGTATCAATGACCTAGCTGGCTCATTTGCCACAAACAATTTAACAGTAGCACGGAATGGTCATAAGATTCAAGGAATAGCTGATAATTTATTAGTAGATGCGGATCAAAGTAGTTTTGGTTTAGTATACAGTAACAGCACATATGGCTGGAAAGTATTGGAGTTATAATGGCAACAAATTTAAAATCGGTAAAAGCAGCCGCATTAACTTCTGTTATCAATAGTGTCGTATCTTCAGGAGTAAAGATTACTGGACTAACATATATTGGAAGTGTTACTGCGGCAAACCCGGCCGGTAGTGAAACAGTTACTATCGCTGGTAGTGGATTTAATAGTGGTGCAATAGTGTATATTGATACTACTAGTTGTGCAACTACATATGTAAGTGCAACAAGTTTAACATTTACAAGTCCTGCAAAAAGTGTAGGGTCATATCATCTTTATGTTTATAATACTGATGGTAGTAGTGGTATATTACCGGGTGGGATTACATATAGTAGTTTACCAACTTGGGTAACGGCAAGCGGAGCATTAGTTGTCGCTGTGGTTGGAACCGCATATTCACAATCAATAAATGCTACAGGAGACGGAACAATTACATATAGTATAACTAGTGGTAGTTTACCGACTGGTTTAAGTTTGAATACTAATACTGGTGCTATTACAGGAACACCTACAGTAGCCGCAACAAGTAATTTTACAATCACTGCCACTGATAGTCAGAATCAAACAGCTAGTAGAAGTTTCAGTATTGAAGCAACAAATATTGTTATTGCTGATTATTTACTTCTTGCAGGTGGTGGTTCTGGCGGAACCGGATATTATGGGGGTGGAGGTGGTGCAGGTGGATATGCAGAAGCAACTTCTATTACCTTTACTAAAGGCACTGTATTTACAGTAACTATAGGTGCAGGCGGAGTAGGAACCGGAAGTCAAACCAATAAAGGTGGAAATGGCGCAAATAGTTCAATTAGTGGATCAGGATTTACTACGGTAACTGCTATAGGTGGTGGTGGTGGTGGAAGTCGTAATAATGATGGTAATGGTGGCACCGGAGCATCGAACGGTGCCGACGGAGGTTCTGGTGGAGGTGTTGGAATTAGTTATCCCGGAAGTGATGTAAATAGTTCATCCGGTGGTGGACTTGGACTACAACCGACATCTGCATCGGGTGGATATGGAAATAAAGGCGCCGGCAGAAAAGATCCAGCATTGGGTTATAGAATGGATGGCGGTGGTGGTGGTGGTGCTGGCGCTGCCGGTAACCCAACCAATACAGGTACAAATCCCGGCATGTCGGATGGTGCCATTGGTCGCCAATCAAGCATAACCGGTACCGCAATATATTACGCGGGTGGTGGTGCCGGCGGAATTGGCGGCCGACCAGGCGGTGATGGCGGTGGCGGGTCAACTGATGTTGCTGGAACTGCTAATACAGGAGGCGGTGGTGGTGGTGGATCTGGTAATAATACTCAAGGAGGCAACGGTGGTTCTGGGGTAGTAATCATTCGCTATGCAGACTCATCAGCGGCTGCAACTTCAACAACAGGCTCACCAACAGTCACTAATCCAACAGGATACAGAGTTTATAAATTCACTGCATCAGGCAGTATAACATTTTAAGAGAACAACATGGAAATAGGCTCAGGTATAACAATCGGACAAGGTATTACTATAGCTAGTCAAAACCTACTTCAATTATTAGTGGTTGGTGGAGGCGCCGCCGGCGCAGGAAATGGTGGCAATTATACAACCGGTGGCGGTGGCGCCGGAGGATTAATTTGGGTAACCGTAGAAGGTTTTACTGGTACAGGAACATATACTGTTACTGTAGGTGCCGGCGGTATAGGTAACGGAACGTTTGAACAAGGCAGACTGGGTAATCAAGGTACTGCCTCATCAGTATCCGGAACAAATACTAGCATGAATCACACTGCTGGGCCTGGGTTCGGTGGTGCATATGGTCTCGGCGGTAACCAAGGTACAAATGATGGCGTTGCCGGAAATACAGGTTATGCAGCAAATTCTGGTGGTGGTGGCGGAGCAGGCGGATCCGCAACTAATATTAATGGTGGCGCCGCCCGACTAATATCTGAATTAAATGGCATTACTGGTTATAATAGTACAGGATATTTTGCTGGTGGCGGCGCCGGATACAATGGTAGCTGGGGTACTACTACCGGCGGAGGTGGTATAAACGGCAACGGTGGTGCCGCTAATACAGGTAGTGGTGGTAGCCCAAATTCGTATAACAATGGTAATGGTGGTAGCGGAGGATCCGGAATAGTAGTCATTCGCTACCAAACCATATACGCAGCCGCATCAGCGACAACAGGTAGTCCAACTGTAACCACTTCAGGTGGATATAGGATTTACATATTCACTGCATCAGGCACAATAACATTCTAAGAGAACAACATGGAATTCAATAACATTACATTCTCTAATTTAACTGTACTACCCCCTCCACCTATATACACATTCAGTACAATACCAACCAGCCTAAATGAGGGTCAATCTGGAATCTTCTACGTACAAACATATAATGAAGTACCAAATGGTACTACACTATATTGGACTATTAATTATAATAGTTCAACTGCAAGTGCTGATTTTTCTGCATCATCTGGATCTTTTACTATTAATAATACAGTGGGTTCTCTTACAATAACACCATTAGCTGATTCATTAACTGAAGGTGCTCAAACATTTACAGTTCAGATAAGAACAGTATCAACATCAGGAAATATAGTTGCTACTAGCAGTTCAGTTACCATAAATGATACTAGTACTGCACCTCCGGTTACTACTGCTGAATTCTTAGTAGTTGCTGGCGGCGGAGCCGGGGGTATAAGATATAATGCAGGCGGCGGCGGAGCAGGTGGACTAATTGTTGGTACTACTTCAATAAGTTCTGGTAGATTATATACTATTACTGTAGGTGCAGGCGGGACTAGTGGATATTATTCTTCTACTGCTGCTGGTAATAACGGTGGTGTGAATTATAAAGGAAATAATTCCATACTGAGTAGTTCGGGACTTACAACACAAACTGCACTAGGTGGCGGTGGTGGTGGGTCGTGGGATAGCGCCAATGGTGGAGATGCGCAGGGTGGTGCTGGTGGTTCGGGCGGAGGGGCATCTGCTTATGGTAGAACCGATGCATTCAAGGGTACGCCAACTGCAGGGCAAGGAAATTACGGCGGTCGTGGTGCAGCCGCAGGTGCTGAAGGTGGCGGTTATAGCGGAGCAGGTGGTGGTGGTGCAGGTGGCGTAGGAACAAATGGCGCAGCTTCTAAAGGCGGTGACGGCGGCGGCGGTATACTTTGGTCAGATGGTAATTATTATGCAGGTGGTGGTGGTGGCGCAGTGTATAGTAATGGAGTTTCTACTGCACGTATAAAGGGATATGGCGGTGACGGTGGCGGTGGTGAAGGCGAACAACAGACATCTGCTACACATCCAAGTTCTGACGCCGCAACGTCAGGTGCATCTAATACAGGTGGCGGCGGGGGAGGTGTTAGTGGATATTATTCAGAACACCGCCAACCTGGAGATGGTGGCAGCGGGATAGTTATTATAAGATATGCTGACTCATACGCTGCAGCCACAAGTACAACAGGTAGTCCAACTATAACAGTGTCGGGTGGTTATAGAACATATAGATTCACTGCATCAGGCAGTATAACATTTTAAGGAAATAAAAAATGCAATTTGATAACGTAACATTTAGTGGTGGTATTAGTATAGTTCCTCCTCCTCCTCCGTTTATACCATCAATACTTGTGGTAGCAGGTGGTGGCGGAACCCCAAGATATAACGGTAATGCTACTGCACCTGGCGGAGGTGGCGCAGGCGGAGTAGTAGTACATCCTGGATTCTCAGCAACATTAGGTGTCTCATATTCAATTACAATCGGAGCAGGTGGAACTACTACTGCCGGATCAGCATCTGTTGGAAATTCAGGTAATGATACTATATTTGGTTCAAATATAATTGTCGCTAAAGGGGGCGGTGGCGGTGGCCAAACAGCTGGCGCTGGCAACGGCGGCTCAGGTGGTGGAGGTGGATACGGTATTTCAGGGTTTGGAGCTGCAGGAACGTCAACACAAAATACAGTAGGAACTAACGGTGGTGGAACTGGTTATGGTAATAGCGGTAATACTGCTGATTCATATACTACAGGATCTGCAGGTGGAGGGGGTGCCGGAGGAATAGGCGGAACTACTACAACACCTAACGGTGCAAACGGCGGCATTGGCATAGAATGGCCAATCGGATCTGGTACTTATTATGGTGGCGGCGGCGCAGGCGGATCCGCATATGCAGCCGGTACTAATCCTATAGGAGGCACTGGCGGATTGGGCGGCGGCGGTAATGGTGGTTATAGTTTCCGCCCTAATAATGGTACTAGTTATCCGGGCTCTGATGGAGCAGTCAACACAGGTGGTGGCGGCGGCGCAAGTGGTGGGGGCTACAATCCGGTACTTGGAACTGCAGGTGGTTCCGGAGTAGTAATCATTCGCTATGCAGATACATTTGCAGCCGCAACTAGTACAACAGGTAGTCCAGTAGTAACAGTAAGTGGTGGGTATAGAGTTTATAAATATAATAGTTCAGGCAGTATTACATTTTAACATTTAACAAGGATATATAAAATGGCACATTTCGCACAAATCGATAGTAATAATATCGTAACACAGGTTCTAGTAATAGAACAAGACGTAGTTAATACAGGTTTATTCGGAGAACCAAGTTCTTTCGTACAAACAAGTTATAACACACATGGTGGAGTACACACATTGGGTGGTACACCATTAAGAAAAAATTATGCTGGTATAGGATATACTTATGACTCTGGTCGTGATGCATTCATTCCACCAAAACCATATAATAGCTGGGTATTGAATGAAACTACATGTCAGTATGATGCACCAGTTGCAATGCCTACAGATGACAAGCAATATACATGGGATGAAACTACTACAAATTGGGTAGAAGTCACGGTATAATTACTATAACTAAGATAAATACAATATATAAAAGGATGTGACCATGTCATTATTAAAAATTCGTCAATTTAGTATCGATCAAACTGATACCTTCTCTTTTGCTAATGCTAACGTTTCGGGGAATTTAGTTTCTGGCAACGCAAGTTTAGGCAATCTTGCTAGTGCTAATTATTTTAGTGGCAATGGCTATTTTCTAACATCAACTAACGGAGCGAATGTTTCTGGACAAGTTGCAAACGCATTATCTGCCGGGACTGTTTATACAGCCGCACAAACTAACATTACAAGTCTTGGTACACTTACTGGATTAGCTGTTTCTGGTAATGTAGATTTTACCGGTCCTAACGTAAGTTTAGGTAATGTAGCTAATATAAAAATGTTTGGTGGTACTGCTGGACAAGTACTACAATCAAACGGCAGTGGAGTAATATCATGGTACACTCCTACTTCAGGTACAGGTAATGCTAATATTGCGGGTAGCAATACTCAAGTTTTCTTCAATGACAACGGCAGTGCAACATTAGGTGCAAAGTCTACATTCACATTTGACAAAGGTACTGATACACTTACAGTAACAAAGGTCAGTGCAAACGGCGCATTATTAACTAATATCACTGGTGCTAATGTCGATGGTAACGTAACCAGTGCAGTACAAAGTCATTATGCTAACATTGCTAACTCAGTATCCGGTACAAACGTATCAGGTAACGTAACCAGTGCAGTACAAAGTCATTATGCTAACATTGCTAACTCAGTATCCGGTACAAACGTATCAGGTAATGTTACCAGTGCAGTACAAGCACACTATGCAAACATCGCTAATTCAGTATCATTTACTAATATTACAAGTACACCAACTACAATAAGTGGGTATGGCATTACAGATGCATATAGTAATACAAATGCAGGAGCATACTTAACATCTGTCACCTTTACTACAACAGGTAATATTACAGCCAATGTAATTACTGCAACAACATTTAGTGGTAACGGTAGTGGAATCACATATGTTACAGGTACTAGTGTATCAGGTAATGTAAGTAGCGCAGTACAAAGTCATTATGCAAATATTGCTAACTCGGTAGCCGGTGCTAACGTAAGTGGACAAGTAGCAAATGCAAACGTAGCTTACTTTGAGTCAGTTACAACACAAACAACTGGTACATTTTATCCAGTATTTGTTAATGGCAGCGCAAATGGTAATTATGCACTTGCATCAAATAGTGCATTATCTTTTGATGCGGCAACAGGTGTATTAACAACAGGTACTATTCAATCTGGTGGCGGATCTGGTGGCAATATTACTGGTGCTAATTTAATTAGTGCTAACTATTTTACTGGTAACGGCTATCTACTAACATCAACTAATGGTTCTAACGTAACCGGTAACGTAACAAGTGCAGTACAAAGTCATTATGCAAATATTGCTAATTCAGTAACATTTACTAATGTTTCAGGTAAACCAACTACTATTAGTGGATATGGTATCACAGATGCATATAGCAATACAAATGCAGGAGCATATCTTTCATCTTATACTGGTGAATTGAGTGCTGGTAATTTAACATTAACTGGCAATTTAATTATTAGTGGAACAACAACATCAGTAAATTCTACTGTAACGAGAGTAGTTGATCCATTATTTGAACTAGGCGGTGGTGCAAACGGTGCAGCATTAGTTGGAGATGATAACAAAGATAGAGGTCTTTTGCTTCATTATCATAATGGTGTAGCTCCGGTAGATGCATTTATGGGCTGGGATGATAGCGGTGGTAACTTTGTAATAGCTAGTAATGTAACTGTTAGTGGGGAAGTCGTAACATTTAATACATATGGCGATTTAAAATTAGGAAATCTATATGCTAACAATGCTAACTTTGGCGGAGTCGTATTTGCTGAAGGCAACGTTACATTAGGTGCTAATGCATATTTCAATGGTAACGTGGTTGGTGATGTTTCTGGTAATATTTCCGGTAACATTAAAGTTGATGGTGCAAACGGGTCTATTCAATTTGCAACCAGTGTGACTAACCATTTTGGACCTACAATAAATGCTACAACCGTTGTTTCAGGTACAAGGTATAAAATCATTACAGCCGGTACTTCTGATTTTACTACATTTGGTTCAGCAAACAATACAGTTGGTACTATATTCACAGCTAATGCGACAGGTACAGGTACAGGTACAGTTCAAGTTGTAACTACATACGGTGACTTGGCTAATGACGGTTCTAATTTAGTATATACCTCTGCTAACCTTACATTAAATGTTGGTGTTGGTGTTGGCGGTAATGTTAAAACAGATAATATATATGGTACAATAAAAACAACAAGTCAAACTGATATTACAACCGTTGGTACATTAACTGGTTTAACAATAACTAATAATGGCAATATTGCAATGAGCGGGACTGCATCACAAATTAGTGGTGGTAATTTAGTAAGTGCAACATATGTTACTGGTACATTAACAACAGCGGCTCAACCAAATATTACAAGTACAGGTACTTTAACAAGTTTAACAGTTACAGGTAATATTTCAGCCGGTAATGTTGCAGGTGGTAACTTAGTGTCTGCTAATTACTTTAGTGGCAATGGTAGTCAATTAACAAGTTTAACTGGTGCAAACGTTACTGGTTATGTTCCAAATGCAACTAGTGCAAATGCAGCTACAACTGCTGGCACCGTTACAACAGCGGCTCAAGGTAATATCACAAGCGTAGGAACATTAACAAGTCTAACAGTTTCTGGTACAACTAATCTGGGGGCAGTCAGTAATGTTACTATCACCGGCGGTACAGCAAATTATTTCTTAAAGACAGATGGAGCAGGTGTACTTTCTTTTGCTTCGCTACCGTCAACTACAATGGCAGTTAACGGTTATACCGGTGACGGTAGCTGGACAATGCAAACATTGTCATCAACACCGTTAACTAGCAGTTATCTAATTGTTACAATTGGTGGTGTTTCACAACCAAGATCAGCATTTAGTTTAGCAACAAATGTTATAACATTTAGTGATCCTCCACCAAATGGCGCGGTTGTTGAAGTTATTGTACTATCCGGTGGTGTAGCAGGCACAGTTGGTTATGTATATTCAAGTATTAGTTCAGCTACTAGTGCAGTTGCTGGTACAAGATACTTTATTGATACTACGGCTGCAGTAACATTGACCTTACCTGGAAGTCCGTCAGTAGGAGATGAAGTTGGTATTATAGATGCAACTGGTAATGCAGGTACACAAAATATTACTATTGCAAGAAACGGTGGAAATATTGAAGGTTCTGCAAGTAATCTAGTTCTTACTGTAAACCGTTCTGCATTAACATTGGTATATTATAATGCTACACAGGGCTGGATTAAGACACAAAAATAACAACTATTAAATAGTTAACATGTCATTAGAAAAAATACGACCAAGAGTAGTAGATGAAACCGGTAACTATACATTTAACAATGTCACAGCTACCGGGACTCTCGTCTCGGCTAACGCCAACCTAGGTAATATAGCACGTGCAAATTATGTTAGTACCAATAATTTATTATATGCTAATGGTGTAGCTTGGGCTTTTTCAGCCGGATCAGTTGTAGGGGCAGATACTCAAGTTCAATACAATGACGGTGGCAGCAGTTTTGGCGCTAGTTCTGCATTTACATTTAACAAAACGTCAAGCACATTAAGCGTTACCAATATTACTGCAAATGGTTCAGGTCTAACCAGTCTAACTGGTGCCAATGTCACCGGGACAGTAGCTAATGCAACTTATGCAACAAGTGCTGGTACTGCAACAAGTGCAACTACTGCTGGTACTGTCACTACAGCGTCCCAATCAAATATTACATCAGTTGGCACCTTAACAAGTTTAGCAGTTACCGGTAATGTAACTTCTGGTAACGCTAATTTAGGTAATGTTACTGTAAGTAATTATTTTAGTGGCAATGGATACCATCTTACTGGTATTACAGGCGGGGCAATCGTAGGCACAGTCAGTGCAGCCAGTGTTGCATATAGTGTTGATGGTGCAAATGTTGTAGGACAAGTAACATATGCTGCCACTGCAAATGCAGTTGCTGCCGGTAATGTAATGGGTCAAATAGCTAATGCATTAGTTGCCGGTACTGTTTATACCGCGGCACAAACTAATATCACTAGTGTGGGTACATTAACTAGTTTAGATGTAACTGGTAACGTATCTGCTAATTACTACATTGGTAATGGTAGTCAATTAACTGGTATCACTATTACAGGCGCATATAGCAATACAAACACCGCCGCATATCTACCAACATATACTGGCAACATATCAGCAAACTACTTCATTGGTAATGGTAGTGCATTAACAAATATAACTGGTGCAAACATCATAGGTAATGTATCTAGTGCAGTACAAAGTCATTATGCAAATGTAGCCAATAGTATAACAGGTACTAATGTATCAGGTAATGTCGCAAGTGCAGTACAAAGTCATTATGCAAACATTGCTAACTCAGTAACATTTACAAATGTTTCAGGTAAACCAACTACTATTAGTGGATATGGTATCACAGATGCATACAGTAATACAAACACTGCCGCGTATTTAACCGCAAATCCAGTAACTGGTACCTATAGTAATACCAACACAGCTGCCTATCTAGCGGTATATACAGGTAATTTAACAGCCGGTAATGCAAACATCACAGGTAATCTTGTTGTCGGTAATTTATCTACTATTGGTTCAGGTGGTAATTTATCCGGAGCCAATTATATAATTGCAAATTATTTTGTTGGTAATGGTGCATTTTTAACTGGGGTTGATTTATTATCTGTTGGTAATGCGGATATCGCAAACAGTATAGCAAATGGCACTAGCAATATTAATACACCTGTAGCTAACGGAAATATTACTGTTAGTATAGGTGGAACTGCAAATACTGTGGTGTTTGCTAACTCAGGTAATTATATCGTAACTACTGGTAATGTAAAAGCCAGTCACTATTTTGGTGATGGTAGTCAATTAACTGGTATTACGGGTACTTATAGCAATACAAACACCGCCGCATATCTACCAATATACACCGGAAACTTTACTGCAGGTAATATAAACTTATCTTATACAACGACTTCTACTGCTAACTTAGGTAATGCAGTAAGAGCAAATTATTTTGTTGGCAATGGTGCATTTTTAACTGGTGTTGATTTATTAACTGTTGGTAATGCGGATATTGCTAACGCAATTGCTAATGGCAATAGTAATATCAGTACACCATATGGCAATGGACCAATAACAGTATCTATTACTGGTACAAGTAATACGGTTATCTTTACCAGTACTGGCGTTAATGTAGCAGGAACACTTAATGTAGGTGGAAATGTAATTGTAGGCAACTTGACCGTCAATGGAACAACAACTACAGTAAATTCTACCACAACACGGGTAATAGATCCAATATTTGAATTAGGTGGCGGAGCAAATGGTGCAGCATTATCTGCTGACGACAACAAAGACCGCGGTTTATTATTACACTATTATTCTGGAAGTAGTACAGTTGATGCTTTCATGGGTTGGGACGATTCAACCAATGAGTTTGGATTTGGTAGTAATGTAAGCGTATCTAGTGAAGTAGTTACTTTTAATAGTTATGCTAATGTTAGAGGTAATTACTTTGTTGGTAATGGGTATTACTTAACTGGGGTTGACCAACTAGCAGCCGGATCTGCTGACATAGCAAACAGCATAGCAAATGGCACAAGTAATATCAACACACCGTACCAAGATGGTCCAATCACAGTAGGTGTTGGTGGCGCAGCCAATGCTGTTGTATTCACTAGTACTGGTATTAATATAGCAGGTTATTCTAATATTGGCGGAACAGTCACTGCTGGTACAGGTACCGGAGGTTCTATTACCGGTGCAAACGCAATAACTTCTAATTATTTCATTGGTACATTAACAACAGCCGCACAACCAAACATTACTTCTGTTGGTACATTAACTAGCTTAACTGCCGGCAATATTAATCTATCTTACACGACTACTTCAACTGCCAACTTAGGTAATGCAGTAAGAGCAAACTATTTTGTTGGTAATGGTGCATTTTTAACTGGGGTTGATTTATTATCTGTTGGTAATGCGGATATTGCAAACAGTATAGCAAATGGCACTAGTAATATCAATACGCCTACAGCGAATGGAAATATTACTGTTACTATAGGCGGTACAGCAAATACAGTTGTATTTGCAAATACCGGTAATTATATAACGACTACTGGTAATATGAAAGCTAGTTACTATTTTGGTGATGGTAGTCAATTAACTGGTATTACAGGTACTTATAGTAATACAAACACCGCCGCATATTTAACAGCAAATCCACAAACTGGAACTTATAGCAACACAAATGTAGCCTCATATCTACCAACATATACTGGTAATCTAACTGCAGGTAATATAAACTTATCATACACGACTACTTCAACTGCTAACTTAGGTAATGCAGTAAGAGCAAATTATTTTGTTGGCAATGGTGCATTTTTAACTGGGGTTGATTTATTATCTGTTGGTAATGCCGATATCGCAAATAGCATAGCAAATGGCACCAGTAATATCAACACGCCTACATCAAATGGAAACATTACTGTTACTATAGGCGGTACAGCAAATACGGTTATCTTTACTAGCACAGGTATTAATGTTGCAGGTTATATTTCACCAAGTACAGGTAATGGTACTAATGGTATTATATGGCCATCTAATCCTGGTGGCGGCTCACTTGACGTAGCAAGTATTAAATATTATGCAGTAACTGGTGAACAAACAAGATTAGAAATAAATGTACAAAATGACACCCCTGGTGTAAACCAAGATGATATATATTTTACAACAAATTCATATGTAGTTGTTAACAGCACAATGGAGGCAACGTCTACTTCTGTTGCACCATTTCAAGTTCTAGGTGGTGTAGGTATAGCTAAGAAATTATTTGTTGGTGGAAATATTGAAGCTGGTACAAATTTTGTAAAGGGAAATGGTTACTATCTAACTGGTGTTGACCAACTATCAGTTGGTAATGCAGATATTGCAAACAGCATAGCAAATGGAACTAGTAATATCAACACGCCTACAGCAGGTGGTAATATTACTGTTGGTATTGGTGGCATTGCTAATACTGCAATATTTACTACTTCGGGTATAACTGCTAGTACATTTACCGGTAATTTATTTCTATCAGTTTCAGGTACTACTAATGCCGCAATAGTTTCTGCAAATGTGGCCGGAAGCGACTATTTTAGAATTCTTGTAGGTGGTACAGCAACCGATGGTGGATTTGTTGAATTTGCAACAGCCGATAACGGTAATGAACCTATCTATTTTAGACAATATAACGTATCAGGTGCAGTTGGTTTTGGTACTGTAGCAAGAACACTTACCTTATTAGATGCATCAGGTGATACATACGTACCAGGAAAACTCACCACAACCGGAAATATCATTGCTAATGCAGGTAGTTTTTTTCTTGGTAATGGTTACTATTTAACTGGTGTTGACCAACTATCTGTTGGTAATGCCGATATCGCAAATAGCATAGCAAATGGCACTAGTAATATTAATACTCCTGTTGCTAATGGTAATATTACTGTTAGTATAGGTGGAACTGCAAATACAGTTGTATTTGCAAATACCGGTAATTATATAACGACTACTGGTAATATGAAAGCTAGTTACTATTTTGGTGATGGTAGTCAATTGACAGGTATTGCTGGTAGTTATAGCAACACAAATGTAGCCTCATATTTAACAACATATACTGGTAATTTAACTGCCGGTAATATAAACTTATCTTATACAACGACTTCTACTGCTAACTTAGGTAATGCAGTAAGAGCAAATTATTTTGTTGGTAACGCCGCGTATTTAACTGGTGTTGATTTATTGACAACTGGCGGTGCTGATGTCGCAAACAGCATAGCAAATGGCACAAGTAATATCAACACTCCTGTTTCTAATGGTAATATTACTGTAACTATAGCTGGTGTAGCAAATACAGTAGTGTTTACTTCTACTGGAATGAATGTAATAGGCAATATTACAACAACTGGTTCTGGTGGAAACTTATCTGGTGCAAATTATGTAATTGCAAATTACTTTACTGGTAATGGTAGTGGAATCACATATGTTACAGGTACTAGTGTATCAGGTAATGTAAGTAGCGCAGTACAAAGTCATTATGCAAATATTGCTAACTCGGTAGCTGGTGCTAATGTATCCGGTCAAGTAGCTAATGCATTAGTAGCCGGGACAGTATATACTGCGGCACAAACTAACATTACTTCAGTTGGTACATTAACTAGTTTAGTAGTTACGGGCAATATCACAGGTGGAAATGCTAACTTAGGTAATGCAGTTACTGCAAATTTCTTTATAGGTGATGGTAGTCAATTAACTGGAATTACGGGTACTTATAGCAATACAAACACCGCCGCATATTTAACAGCAAATCCACAAACTGGAACTTATAGCAATACAAACACCGCCGCATATTTAACAGCAAATCCACAAACTGGAACTTATAGCAATACAAACACCGCCGCATATCTACCAACATACACCGGAAACTTTACTGCAGGTAATATCAATTTATCTTATACGACTACTTCTACTGCTAACTTAGGCAATGCAGTTACTGCAAATTTCTTTATAGGTGATGGTAGTCAATTGACAGGTATTGTTGGTAGTTATAGCAACACAAATGTAGCCGCATATCTTCCAACATATACTGGTAATTTAATACCCAATAATATTACTCTCACTACAAATGCAGATATTGTACTTAGTGGTACTGGTTCAGTTATTTCCGGTGCAAACTTAATCAGCGGTAACTATTTAACCGGCACACTAACAACTGCGGCTCAACCAAATATTACTAGTGTTAGTACTTTAACAAGTTTAACAGTAGGAAACGCAACAGCTAATACGGTGTTTGGTAATGGTACAATCACTGCTACTGGTAATATTTCATTCACTGGTGCAAATGTAAGTTTAGGCTCAACTAGTAGTGTACGTATTTCCGGTGGTGCAGCCAATTATTTCTTAAAGACCGATGGTACAGGAAATTTAAGTTGGGCAACACCTTCAGGCGGTGTGGGCGGTACAAGTTTAACATATACTACAGCTACATCACCACCGGCATCGGGTAATTTATTAGGTGATCAGTGGTTTAACACATCAAGTAATGTATTATATGAATATCTGAATGACGGTACTGCGGCTTACTGGGTTGACATAAGTTCACCTAGCACTAGTACAAATAGTGCTATTGCAGGAGCAATAGTAATAAAAGATGAAGGTAGTAATATAAGTACTGCTGTGTCAAGTATTAATTTCGTAGGTGCCGGAGTAACGGCATCAAATGTTGGTAATGCAGTAACAGTAACAGTAACAGCAACAACAGACACATTAAGCCCGTTCTTGTTAATGGGAGCATAAGGATAAGAAATGACAACAAAAGTAACAGCATTGATGCTAGACCAAACAAGTAACTTGAACATTACTGCGGCTAATGTAACATTAGGTGCTATATCAAATGTTCACATTACTGGTGGCTCATCAGGACAGACTATCGCAACTGATGGCGCGGGTAATTTAAGTTTTACTACTACCATTACTGACACCATTCACCCATTCATATTTACAAAGTAAGGACAATTCATGGCAATAATATATAAAGTTTTAGGACACAATAACCCGGCAGCAACAACAGCGACTACATTGTACACTGTTCCGGCAGGCACAAGCGCAGTTGTTTCTAGTTTGAACGTATGCAATCAAGCCGCAACTGCAGGAACATTTAGAATTGCTATTCGTCCTGCAGGTGCAACATTGACAACAAGTCATTATCTTTCATATGATACTATTTTACCGGCAAATGATACAGTCTCACTGAACATCGGTATGTCATTAGCAACAACTGATGTGATTACAGTATATGCAAGTTCTGCTACTGTTAGCTTTATCTTATTTGGAACAGAGTTAACATAATATGGCTATTAAAAAAGCATCTAGTAGCAAATTATCCACTACTAGTAATTCAAGTAGTGAATCTATAACGGTGGAAATGTTATTGGTAGGTGCAGGCGGTGGCGGCGGAGGTGCCGGCGGCGGGGCAGGTGGTTATAATTATCAAAGTTCATTCATATTTAAAGAAAATATTACTTACACCGTAACAATTCAGGGTGGTGGTGCCGGTCCGTCGGGTGCTTGGTCCGCCGCCGGTACATCAGGAGGACAAGGTGGATATACTTCAATTACTTCAACTGGTTTTTCTATATATGGTCATGGTGGCGGCGGAGGAATGGGTGGATATTCGGATCCAAATAAAGCCGGTAGCGGCGCATCAGGTGGCGGTAGCTGTAGTTCAACGATAGCCAACTACTACGGCGGTAATGGAATACCAGGACAAGGAAATACCGGTGGTGCGGCGTTTGTAAACGGCGTCTCCGTTTTTGGTGGCGGCGGCGGCGCCGGCGCTGCTGGTGGAGACGGTGTTTCTGCGGCGGCGCCTGGTGCAGGAGGCATTGGAATACAATCATCCATCACAGGAACAGCAACTTATTACGCTGGAGGTGGAGGTGGAGGTGCTACTGCATCGAATCCGGGAGCTGTGGGTGGCAACGGCGGAGGCGGAGGAGGATCAGGAAATAACTCTGCTGCCGGCGGGTCAAACGGTGGCGGCAATGGATCTACGACTACTGGAGGAAATGGTGGTACAAATTCTGGAGGTGGTGGCGGCGGAATGAAAGTCACAACAACCGGTGTATCTGCTGGCAACGGCGGTTCAGGTATTGTTGTTATAAAATACCCGACAGATTACCCACCGGCTACTACTACAGGCACAGTATCGTATTCTCTAGCAGTTGCCGGGTATAGAATATATACCTTTACAAATTCAGGTAGTATACAATTTAACTAAATACAGAATAAGGTAATAAAATGGCATTTCCAAGTAGTCCAACAAACGGTCAAGTAGCGGTACAAAATGGTATCACGTATACCTACAACAGTACATATGGTTCTTGGACACGAAATCCAGCTACATTACCTACACTAAG